AACTTTATTATAAACAGCAGGAAACAATGCAAATCATAGGACTGACGGATGGCAAATAAGACAATTACTTTTGACCCAGAATCTGGTGTTCCTTATGGAGCTAATTTAGCGATATATGGTGGCACAGATTTTTCAACTACCTTCACAGTCAAATCAACAAACAATAATAATTTTGATTTGACTGGTTATTCTGGTGCAAGTGCGTTGTCAAAAAGTGTTGCCGTTGGTGCAACTCTAGGAGCAACAGTAGCTTTCACTGTAGGTATTACCAGTGCTGCTGGAGGTAAAATAAATCTTTCTTTAACTGATACCCAAACTACATCATTGACTGAAGGTAGATATGTTTATGATGTTCTAGTAACTGTAGGATCAACAACTTATCCATTGGTTCGCGGAAACGCACAAGTTTATAATACCATCTCTTCTTAAACCCTAAATACACTTAGGAAACTTGTGAGTATATGGCACACCCAGCAAGTAGATCAGACTTAATAAATTACTGCAAAAGGCAGCTGGGTGCACCAGTGCTTGAAATTAATGTTGCCGATGAGCAAATAGACGACTTAGTTGATGATGCTTTACAATATTTCCATGAAAGACACTATGATGGTGTTGTTCAGACATATTTAAAGTATAAAATTACCCAGGACGATATTGATAGAGGTCGTGGTAGAGGAGCAAGTAATCCGGTAGGTCTTGTTACTACAACTACCTCTACTACGATTGCTGGTTCATCTGTATCATTCAATTTTGAAGAGAATAGTAACTATCTTCAAATTCCTCCAGCAGTTATTGGTATAAACAAAATTTTTAGATTTGACGGTGCTAACACTGCAACCAGTAATATGTTCAGTGTAAAATACCAGTTGTTTTTAAACGATATGTATTATTTCGGTTCAACCGAAATTTTAACATATGCAATGACAAAGAGATACTTAGAAGATTTAGATTTTGCACTTACAACTGAAAAACAAATTAGATTTAATCAAAGACAAGATAGATTATATTTGGATATTGATTGGGAGAGTGTTGTTGTAGATGATTATTTGGTTATAGATTGCTATAGACTTATAGATCCAAATGATTTTCCAAGAGTATATAATGACTACTTTGTTAAGAGGTATCTTACTGCTCTTATCAAACGTCAGTGGGGACAAAATCTAATTAAGTTTAATGGTGTAAAACTCCCTGGTGGAGTAGAGTTGAATGGTCGTCAACTATATGATGATGCAGAAAAAGAGTTAGAAATCATTAGGGAGCAGATGTCCAACACTTATGAACTTCCTCCCCTTGATATGATAGGTTGATATCATGGTATTAAATCCCTTTTTTCAACAAGGTTCTCGTGGTGAACAAAATCTTGTTCAAGACTTAATTAATGAGCAATTAAAAATATACGGTATTGAAATTTATTACATACCTAGAAAGTATGTAAATGAAAGAACAATTATAAGAGAGGTTGTTACTTCAAAATTTGATGATTCATATCCAATAGAAGCATACGTTGATACCTATGAGGGGTATGATGAAAATCCAACTTTATTATCAAAGTTTGGTATTCAACAAACTAACGAAGTATCATTAGTTATTTCACAAGAGAGATTTGAAACTTATATCTCTCCATTGATGAAGAATGAAGCTAATGTAAAATTATCATCTAGACCAAAAGAGGGAGATTTAATTTATTTCCCTCTTGGTGATCGTTTGTTTGAAATCAAATATGTAGAACATGAAAAACCTTTCTACCAATTACAAAAAAATTACACTTACATATTGAAGTGTGAACTCTTCCGTTATGGTAATGAAGTAATTGATACTGGTGTTGAAGAAATCGATAATGAACTTGTTGGAGATGAGTTGAGGGGTATTAATGACGAAACTAATCAATTAACAAGTCTCGGTTCTATTCAATCTCTTACCGTTGTTGGTCTAGGAAATACAGCAGATGCAATAACAACATTCATTGAATCTGGTTCTCTTAGAACAATCAAAGTATCGAACAGAGGATCTGGATATACAAAAATTCCAACTGTTGGTATATCATCTGCACCATCTGGTGGGGTGACTGCAGTGGGCATTGCTTCAATGATATATGGAATAACCGTATGTACAGATAGTGCCAACAAAAATGCAGGATCAGTTCAAGCAGTCAATTTAACTAATCCTGGAAGTGGATATACGACGACTCCAAAAATTAAATTTATTGGTGGATATGGTAGTGGAGCAGCAGCATCAGCAGTTGATGGATTTAGAACTATCGGTGTAGTTACTGTAACTGATGCTGGTTCTGGATTTGCTACTGCACCAACTGTTACATTTTCTACACCAATTCATGTGGGTGCAGCTGCTACAGCAGTGTTAGACACTCCCATGGTTGCTCTCGGAGTTAGTGTAACCTCCGCACCAATAAGTATAGGAGCATCAAACTATTTGTTCCCCGGAGGAACCACTGGAGGAGCATTCTATAAGTCAGCACCTTATGTTGTATTTGGTCTCCCAGATATTACACCGACTACTGCAACAGCGACAGTAACAATGGGTGACTATGCAACTACAGGTGGAACAGTTGCTAGTATTGCCATAAGCACAGCAGGATCATACTACGCAGATGTTCCTACAGTTACAATATCAAGTCCAGTTGTAAGTCTTGCATCTGGTACTATAGGTATCACTGCAGGTGGTGCTATTAATCCAGGGTCTCTTGCATTTACAACTACTGGTAGAGCATATACGACTGCTCCAACAGTTGCTATTACAACTGCAGGATTCTTCACTCCACCAACACAGACTGCTGTTGGTGTTGCAACAATTCATCCGATTACAGGTCTCGTCACTGCTGTTTCCTTTGACGCTAATGACCCATGGGCAACGGGCACAGGGGCAACAATTGGTGCAGGGTATACTCAGGCACCTGCAATTAGTTTCAGTGGCAGTACAGGGGCAGTTGGAGCGTCTGCAACCGCTATCTTATCTGGGGTTGGAACCATAACCTCTATCGCAATTGGTAATAGTGGTTTTGGTTATGCTCCAGGAACAACTGCAACAGTAACTATTGGAGCTGGTGGAACCAATGTTCCATTTAGGGCGATTGGTGTTGCTACAATAAGATTTAATTCTGTTAAAACTACTGGAACAATTGGTATAGGATCTACAGTTATAACGGGAATAGGAACAACAAATATTATTGTTGGAGATAGAGTTCGCCTAGAAAGTGGGTTTGATGCTAATTATAATTTTATTCCAAGTGGCACTTTTGTTACTGGATTGGGAACAGACAGTATTATTCTTTCAAATGCGGCAACAAATGTTGGTATAGCAACCTCTTCGTTTGAATTTGGAATTGATAGGTGCGGTATTGTAACTGGAATCAATATAACTTATGGTGGCGGCGGTTACTTGTATCCTCCAACAGTAACTATACAAAACGATATCACCGTCAGCAACTACCATGAAGAAGTTGCTGGTGTCCACACTGCAAGAGGGATTGCTATATTAAATTCCACAGGCAAAGTTGACAGCATACAAATTACTGATGCTGGAGCAAAATATGTTATCGGAACAGGAACAACAGTTATATCTGTTTCAATTTCAAGTCCACCACAAATGGATTCTACAGGAAACTTTGAGTTTAATGAAATTGTAACAGGATCTGTTTCTGGCGCAACAGGTAGGGTAAGAGCATGGGATGCTAGTGCCAATATTTTAGAATTAGGAAGTGTTGCAGGAACTTTTGTCATAAATGAAAAAGTAACTGGTTCAGATTCTGGTGCAACACAAATTTTAAGAGTTGTTGGAAGACTTGACTCCGATAGTAATGATACAAACAGAGATCCAGTTGATGATTACTTTGCAGATAATAAAGCAATTGAAAAAGCAGCTGATGCTATCTTAGATTTCTCTGAGCAGAATCCTTTTGGTATTCCATAAATATAGTATACAAGGTATATAAAAATGTTTGAGTATTTTTATCACGAGATTCTGAGGAAAACAATTATATCGTTTGGAACGCTGTTTAACGGTATTGAAATTCAGCAGAAAAATTCTAATGGGAGTATAGCAAGCACTACGAAAGTTCCTCTTGCATACGGACCAACTCAAAAGTTTTTAGCAAGATTAGAGCAGCAAGAAGATTTAAATAAAGCGACCGCAATGACATTGCCTAGAATGTCATTTGAATTTACTGGATTGACTTATGATCCTACCAGAAAAGTCACCACAACTCAGCAGTTTACCTTGAAAGATCCTAAAGATGGATCGGTAACTAAAAAAGCATATATGCCAGTTCCTTATAACATGGCATTTGAATTGAGCATTATGACAAAATTGAATGATGATGCTCTACAAATCACTGAGCAGATTTTGCCATATTTTCAACCTGCATATAATTTATCTGTAAATTTAACAGAAGAGATAACCGAAAAAAGAGACATTCCAATTGTCTTAGAAAATATCACAATGCAGGATGATTATGAGGGTGATTATTCTACTAGAAGAGTTTTGTTGTATACATTGAGATTCACTGCAAAAACATATCTGTTTGGTCCAGTATCCAAAGCAACCTCAGATATTGTTAAATCTGTTAGAGTTAGTTATCTTGCAGGATCTGATCCTAATAACGCAACAAGAGATGTTTCTTATA